TCCCGGTGCTCATCGGAGAAGGTGTTCAGTCCTTCACGTACTCCGATGTCGAAATTCCTCGCGGGTCTGTGGCGGGTGGCAATGAGTCGGTGGTTGGCGAGGACATTTCATCTCAGGCCAACGGAATCACCACTGTATTCCAGCTTTCCTACTACCCGGTTGTGACTGGCGATGGAACCGACACAGTTTCCACCAATCCTTCTGATATCACGGTCTCGGCCAACGGAATCCAGTGTGCAGTTGCTGCTTTGAACGGCGCTCTTGGCCAGTTCACCTGCTACGAGATCCCTGCCGGCTCAGATGTGGTGGTCAACTATTCCTTCGATCGCACCGATACACTGATCACCAACGAGAATCTGACCAACCAGATTCCCACCTTCGCTTCCCTGACTCTCCAGACTCTCGCCCTGTCTCTTTCAGTTCCTGGGGCGACAGGCAATGAAGTGACTTTGGCCTTCACCCTGGCTTCTTCAATGAATGGAGTTGCTGACGTTGCAGCGGTCACGGTCAATGGCAATGCAGTGAGTGTGGAACTTCGGAACAACGACATTGGCAGCACCATTCGCACCGTGGGCAAAGTGGCTTCTCTGCTCAACAATGTTCTGACTCTGTCGGCAGGGTACATCCTGGTCGCTTCTGCTTCTACCACACCGGCAACTGCTGTCTCAGCCACTCCTTTCGTTGGTGGAACTGGTCAGAGCACCAACACGACTTTCTCCGTATCTCACCTTCCCATCACCGACGGATCGAACGCTGGAGCCGCAACCACTACTCCTGCCGATGTGACGGTTTTGGTGAACGGCACAGCAGCCTCAGTCACGGCAGTCAATGGAGCAGCAGGACAGTTCACTCTGGCGACTGGCGTCACCACTGGCCAGACTCTGGAAGTCTCCTACTACACCAACACCTACCAGAGAACCTTCGACGTCATTCCTTCTCCGAATGTCAGTTCGATCATTGAAGTGGGCCTTGGTCCTGACAGATCTGACTATATTCAGGGAATTGACTACGTTCTCAGTGGCAACACCATCTCCTGGGGAGCAGCGGTCACCACAGAACAGGGAGCAGTGATCGGCACAACCGCTCCTTTCAACGGTCTTTACATCATCACGACCTTGAAGGACGATCATGCGTATCTTCGTCAAGCCACCGGCGGAGTGAGCAACAGTGTCAACCTGAGCTTCACTCTGGCCGATGTGCCGGTCGACGGATCTGGTTTGGGTAATCCGACCAACGATCCTACCCTTATCAATGTGTATGTGGGACCGGATCCAGTCACGGCTTTCAATGCAGGAACTGTGACTGTTTCGAGCCTTCGTGGAGATTCAGCGACGGTGGTTCTCAAGAATCCTCCGGCAATCGGATCTTTCGTGTACGCTTCCTACTATCGCTCTGTGTTGAACGATCACACCCTTTCACTGACGGCCACGAATCCTGCCATCAGTGGGTACACTATCACTGATGAGAATGGTGTTGTCGTTCCGACAGCACAGATTTCTACAATCATGACTGGGGGCGGTATCACCCCAGCTTCTGAAGATGACACAGTGGTTTGGCCCTATGACTTCTCCGATCTCAAGGCAGCGATTGAAGGACCGAATGAAGTTGTAACCATCACTTTTCAGAACGACAATCTATATCTCACAACTACTCCTGGAAATCAGGCGTCTGCCACTATCCAAGGTCTTACTGTCACGGCTCACAACATCGGCACTGCTCCAAACAGTGTGACCAATATCACTTTCGTGGCAGGTTCAGCAGTTGCAGACAGCCTTGCTCTCACGAAGCTGGGAGAAGCAATCTCGGTGAACATCACTACTGCTTCTTCTGGTGTTCGCACTATGGGAGACATCCTCTCTCTGTTCACTTCAACCCCAGTAGCCACAACGATTGCAGGTCCCATCACAGCTACCCTCACTTCGGGTATCGCGGGAAATGCTGCTGTAGCTGGAGGTCCGACTAACTTTTCTGGAGGTACTGCCACTGTCAATACTGGTCCTTACGCAGATCGCTTCATCGTGACTTCTTCACTTAGCAGCGGTGGATCAGCGGGTACAGGTTACCTGGGACAGACCTATGTCGATGCCACAACGGGACTGAAGTTCACCCTGGTCAATCCCACGGATTCTCTTAGTTACGGTTACACGATCCTCCAGACTGGCTATACTTGGGTTGCTCTAGACACGATTGCCATCACGGTGTCTAATACAACAACTCGCCATGCTTCACAGATTCCCACCATCGACGTTCCGGGAGTCTGGACTGAAGTCGAGCAGTTCTTCAATGTGGGCACCGGCAACACGGCCATCATCACGACCTTCAATGGATCCGGCAATGGACCTTCGGTGGGTGAGTACTACTACATCACCTACACGGTCGCAAAGCAGGCCAGCGACTACGCTCTGAAGTTGTACACCAGCGCGGCGGATGCCTATGCGGCATACGGACAGCCTTCTGCTATCAACCGTCTGTCCTTGGGCATCTATCTCGCGACTCTCAATGGTGCTCAGACCTTTGGTTGCATCCAGGTACCACAGCAGCTTAACTCGAACCAGGCCGCCGACTCCGAGTACATCGCGGCTTTGCAGACTTTGACCACAACTCTACCAGGAAGCGATTCCAAGGTCAACGTGATCGTGCCTCTCAGCACTTCGCTGACGGTACAGCAGGCACTTTCTCGCCAGCTGATCACTCAGGCTCAGGTTCGTAATCGTGGAGAGGCAATCGGATTTGTGGGCTTCAATCAGTTCACCACTCCGACTCTAGCTCGCCAGTATGCTCAGTCTCTTGCCAATTCCCGCATCGTCGCGGTGGCACCGTTCTATGCAGCGCTGCAGCTTCCAACACAGGATGCTAACGGAGTCTACGAAGTCATCGGTGTGACGGGCGAATTCATTGCGGCGGCTCTTGCCGGCCTGAACCTCAACACGGCAAACGACGTTGCAACCTCGCTCACCAACCAGAACCTGGTCGGATTCACTCAGCTTCTGCAACGCTACGACGATCCCACCAAGGATCTCATGGCAGGAAGCGGAATCACGGTCTTGGAAGAGAACAACGGAGCACTGTATGTTCGCGACTACCTGACCACTGATCCTTCGAACCCGATCACCAGCGAGCCGACTTCCACCACTATCGTCGACTACACTCGCCAGCAGTTCCGCCTTGGACTCAAGCAGTTCATCGCTCGCAAGTTCACGGCTCAACTCCTGAACGACATCACGATCGTCTCCAACTCGATCTTGACGTCACTGGTTGGCAACGAAATTCTATCGGCTTTCGCAAATCTGTCGGTGATTGCAAGTCCGACCAATCCAACCGTTGCTCTGGTCACTGTGGCCATCAAGCCTATCTTTGCTATGAAGTATATTCTGGTCACCTTCTCGGTGGCTACACAGCTGTAACCCACGGGGAGGAGAATCCTCCCCACATTTTCTCGTCTGGTGAAGACAAAATGAAATCAAAGATGATCGCACGTCGCAAGCAAGCAGCACCTTCGGTAACTCCTGCGGCTCCGGCTCCTCCAAAGCCTGTGGCTGCTCCACCTCCGGTTCCTGGTGTTGGTGCACCTCCAGTTCCTACGGCTCCTCAGGAATACCAATCCACTGATGAAGCTCTCAAGGCTGTCAGCACTGACGTCCTGGCTTCAATGGTGAAGGCTCTCGTGGGTGGCAAGGAATTTGCGAACGACAAGGCGGCTCAGTTCTTGATCGAAACCATGACGGCTGAACTCAAGACTCGTCCGGTCCAGGTCGAGGATGGCGAACCTCGTCTCGCCTCCAACAAGAAGAAGGCTGGTTGGATTTCCGTTAACGACAAGACCATGGATCTCGAAGAAGGCGGCGATCGAGTTCCGGAAATTGCTGAAGCTCACGGAAAGCTGGAAGATCACACCGGCATCGTGAAGACCAGGGTGGTTCTCCCTGAGAAGCTCGCTGCTGCTGAAATTTCTACGGCTTCTGCAGTAAAGAAGGCTGAAGGATACGTCGCCAGTCTGAAGAACACATACCTCGAATCCAAGGTTCTGAGCACTGTCAATGGAACTCGTCCAGTTCGCGAAGCGGTCGAGTCCATCTATGCTGCCTCTCTTCGGATGGCCGATGCGACAAAGACACTTGTCAAGCAGCAGGAGCAGGAAGAAGAGGAATCTGAAAAGGCCAGGAAGGCTCTTGAAACTAAGAAGTCAAGCGCGAAGTACAAACTGGGTGGTTTGATGATCGCGGCGGCGGAATAACTACTTCCGATTTTCTCACTACCGGGCACCAGAGTTAGAAGCACACAGGAGATTGAATCATGGTAGATTGGTCAGATTGCGGTGTGTATGCAATTCGCAACACTGTGACTGATCAAGTGTACGTGGGAAGTGCCTATTCCTTTAAGAATCGCTGGAGTAGACATCGTCAGGAATTGATTTTGGGAACTCACTGCAATCCTAAGTTGCAGGCTAGCTGGAATAAGTATGGAAAAGACGCTTTTGTATTTGAAGTGCTTGCCTACTGTTCCAAGGGTGACGTGCTGATTTTTGAACAATTGGGAATTGACGCATTTGATTCATACAACAAAGGTTTCAATCTTTGTTCCAAAGCAGGCAGTAGAGCAGGAACTACTCAGTCTTCAGAGGCTAGAGAGAGAATTCGGCTATCAATGATGGGAAAGACCAATCGAAAAGGTCAGTCCAACTCTGAAGAACATAGTCTTGCCATAGGGATAGCCATGAAGGGAAATCAGTACGCTAAGGGACATTGTCGTTCCGGCTATACTCTTAGCCCTTCTCACTTAACAAACTTGTCCGAGTCTCACAAAGGATATGTGTGGTCTGAAGAATCCAAGGCTAGGCTGAGAGCCAACACTAAGGGCAGACCAGGACGGAAATCCACAGTGGTCACTAGACAAGCGATGCGTGATGGTTGGGCAAAGCGGAAACTGAAGCTACAGGCCTTCTAGGCAAAGGAGATTCACAATGGCAACGGGCGCATATCTTTACCAAGAGGGAGCAACGCCACAAACATCTACGGTGCTTTCAACTCGCTTCCGCATCTTTTCACATGCGGTGGGCAACGGCAAGTTCACGAAGTTGGGAGTGACGTCTTCTTTCAACATTCAGGAACAGCGCAATGTCGAAGCGGTGCGTGGCTTGGGATTTGGTGATCAGGTTGCTGAGCTTGTGCCCGGAGTGACGGCCCCGATGTCAATCTCTGTGAATCGCACCGCTCTGTACCTGGCAAATCTTCAGCAGATGATGGGATACAAGGCTGGCGTTTCCGGCCTGGTCCGTTCACTGCGTCACCACAAGTGGCCCTTCGATATCAAGACCGAGATTGCCTTCTCGGAACTGGTGTCCGAGCTTGGCAGTGGTGCAGGCCCCGATGCAACAGTGGCCTCATACTTCAACAATGAGGGCGGTCTCAACAACTATGGCAACACCGGAATCTACGCTGTGGCCACAGTTTACGAGGGATGCTGGATGGAGTCCTACAC